GCTAATACCACGTTGTGCCATCAATAACTTATTGATTAAGTAAATGCCAAGTAATACTTCTTTGTATTCCCACAAAACTGAGACTACTTCTTTTATACGGGTAATCCAACCTTGGATTTCTGTTTTATTCTGTTTTACCCAGTTACCCATTTCTTGAATACTATCTGCAAGCTTTTCAAGAGTTTGGGACATTACATCTAACATGCCAGATTTATTTATTTCCATTAGGAATCTAGCCCAAGAGTTTTTAAGTTTATTCAACTTTCTCTCTGGTGATTCCAACATCTTAGCAATCAAATCTTCACGACTCAAAGTCTTCATATGGTCGATAACTTTTACAAGTTCTTCCATTCCGACTTGGCCTTTTTCCATTGCCTTAAACAGTTTAGCCTCATCACCGCCAAATAAAGCATCGGCAAAAATAGACACCGCTCCGGGGAGGGCTTCGGAAAGTTGACCTCTACAATATCTTCGATGGGGGGCGTAAACCCCCACCAGTTCTCTTATGAACTTCTCTGTATCTCTACAGAAGTTGGGACTATATCTTTACCCGTTCTGGGTATCTCATTTTCCACTGTCATAAACTTACAGTGTACTCCATTTCTGGATAGTCTCTGAACCTCAATCTTATTTAAAATATTTCTGACATTTTTTAACTCCTACTGTTTTCAGAGATAAGATTGTTGGCTGCGGATTATCTCTATTGTTGACGTTATTACTATACCCAGAACATTACCTCTGGTGCAGACAGTTTATCACTAAACTGTAGCAGTAGTCAACACCTATCAAGAACTCCCCGCAATTAAAAGATTTATTTTTCTACGTATTCCTACGCAGCGAGCCTAGAATCAAGCTCCTCACTATAAACCTGCCCTTTAGAAGCCATTTGTGCAAATGCACGTAGCCCCCTATTCTGAGCGTCAGTAGTAAGACCTAACATAGCTCCCATATTTTGAAAGCTTGAGAATAATTCTTGCGTCTTTTCGATACCTAGATTTTTACCTGTAGATGCAAGTAATTGCCGATATTGAACGCTGGTATCCATTAGGTTAAGACCTAACCTATCAACCTCCTTATTTAAAAAAGAAATTTGTTTCTTAGCTTCTTCAGCACTACCTGTCAAAAATTCAAACTGTGGTTCTTGTGCAATCTGAAAGTTGGCAACATCATAAAGCTGCTTAATACCTGCACCAGCTCCAATCGTAGCACCAAAAGCTCTTACGTTATTACCAGCTAACATCCCACTACCGCCAGCTATATGCCAAGGGTTTGCATTGTCGCTTCCACCTCCACCAGCATTGCCTGCACCACCTTGCCTATTGTGATAGACTAAATTAACATGCTGGATAATACTAGGAAGTGTTGTAAGCCTGTTGGTGTAGACTAATTTAACTTCTTGAGTGAGAGCTGGTTTTAAGGCTTTAAGCTTATTAACATAAGTTAATCTAACATTCTGTAAAGAAAGTTTATTGGAGGCAAGCAATTTAACTTTTTGTGTAAGTTGGGGAAGCTTAGTTTTACCACCGACATACTTAAGTTTTACCGTTACTGTTCTGGTTCTTAAACTTGTTAAGTCAGACCTTACCTTTTTTATTGTACTGTCCCACGCACTGGTATCAACTTTAAAGCCTACCGTTGCAAAGAACTTTGTTAGTGGTGTATCCATCTGAACACCTTATTTCTCATTTGCTTTCGCATAACTTTCTTCTTGCAAGGCATCTTCAATATCTTGCATCTCGTGGAACGTCACCAGATCATTAAGAGTCCAAGCACCCGTCCCCAACTCCCACTTAAGGGCTTTCTTTAACATCACAGGTCGCCATAGGAAGTAATCGTAACTATCTAACTTAGAGTGTTCTTGCACAGCAAGTAAAACATTCGTTAGTTTAGCTTCTTTATTTACTCTCCTATAACGTTCCCTGTAAAAAAATCACCGAAGTTCTCTTGTACAACAAACTTAGTAACTTTAAATAAAACACCGTAACGTCTAGCAAATTCCATATCGAAGTTTACTTTAGCACCATTCTTTTCAATACCAGAGAGCAAGTCTTTTACCAATCCAACAACATCATCTTTATCAATGTTTTCGATCAAGTGCTTAACTGCCACTTGGATTGCATCTTCTTCTGTAGAAGCTGTAGTTAGTGCAGCAAAGGATTCACCAAATACTTTAAGTAAACGTTTAATATAGCCCATGCCTTTAGTGGCAGGGAATGGGTTAATAGACCATGTATCACCATCAATTTCTCTGGTGATTGTCTGCATATTTTCAATAGACATTGTTAATCCTAAAATTTAGAGAATAAAAAAGGAGCCGTTAAGCTCCTTTATTTTAAGGAGGCTATTAATTAAAAGTTGCCGCCATTTACCATTACTAATTTATTACACATGATCGTCCACTCACGATCCGTCACTTCTTTAGAGAAGTCAGCATCTGCTGTTTTCTGAATCCATGCTTCTGCTGCTGTGTACAAGCTAGTACCATTGTTATCTTTTACCATTACAGCGAAAGTCCCTAGCTTACTGATATAATCACCAGCAGCTAAACCAGACAAGAATAAGTTGTCATCTGAGCTACCTTTCAAAGTTACTACGATAGTGCCTGAACGGTTTGGATTCTTATTACGAGTACCTTCACCATCACCACCAACTGAGTAAGTGAAAGCATCTTCGCTGTATGCAATTTTAACCATGCTGTCTGCAAGGTTTTGGAGGTTGCGACCAAATACAGAGATACTAATATCTTCTGGAGAATACGTCTTAATAGTCATTTATTAGTCTCTCATATCGTGGTAGAAATCAGAACATCAACATAATGCACAGCGCCTGAGATACGGCATTGAATCTGCACATCAGGAAGCAAACGTAATGCACGGTCATTTACAGATACATCTAATGCTTTAGGTACTACGATAATTGGTGCAGGGTCATCAGCAAGAATCTTAGCTGCTACAGCAAGCTGAGTAGTAGCACGAAGCTCATTCTCAATGATTGCAATATCTTTATCTGTGTAGCTGATCTTGTCGTTGTTAATCAAAACACTATACAAAGCTACTTGAACATCTGACTTGAAGCTGTCCAAGTTACGAACCGTATCACAGTAACCGCCATCACTTGTATGAGATTGTTCAGTAGTGTTTACACCACCACGTGGTACGTAGATATTGGCAAACTTACTTAAAGCATTACTGCGTTGGTTCTTAGTTAAATTATCAGCAGTAATGCCATTGATAGTTTTAAAGTTCCAAGTTGCACGACCAGCAGGTAACGCTAACTGACTGCCAAACAAACCAGCCTCAGGATACTTAGCTGCATCAGCAGAGTAGAACAAGAAAGTACGACCATAACTAGCTAATTTAAGAGCTGTTGCAATAGAGGTAGTATCTGCCGATAAAGTTTGATTGATAATGTTAGTATCTGTACTAGAAGTACCGTACAACTTACCATTAGACTGTGCCCAAGCTGCTACAAGCAATTGATCGGCTTTAGTGTGACTATGTGCAACAATACCATAGAAGTCATTTGACTCTGATTGAATTGCAGTCAGTGCATCAGTGAGGGTTTCTGTGGTGCTGTATACTGGAGTGAGGTTAGTAGTTGCTTTAGTAGTAAATGCAACGCCACTAACATCAGCAGTAAGGATAAGGGTAGTTGTACCGGACGCAGTAACAGGTTCAGCGCCAGCGTTAATAGCAGCAATCAAACCAGTGACAATTTCAGTAGCAGTAGCAGAAGCATCTGAAATATAACTAAATACAACACCATTCAAAGTAACGGTATAGGTTGCACTGTTCTCTACAACAGGGGTGTAAGTTACAATGGTAGAATCTTGACGACCAATTGCAATTTTATTAATAGATTGTGCTTGACCAAAGAAGGCAGTAGCAGCAATGTATTCATTAGAAGTAGAAGCGAAGTCAACACCAACTTCAGCAAGGCTACCATATTCTTTATAGCGGTTGAGGAAGCCTTTACCTAAACCCACAAATAGTGGGAGGTTAAAGCCAGCAACAGTGATTGCCGTAGTATTATCACTAATAACTACATTGACAACATCATTAATATCTGCCATTCTTTATTTCTCGTTTGTTTTTAATTATGGGATTATATCTATGGTTCGGGTTTCTTCGTAAACAACGGTATCGGTCTCATCAGTAGCCTCTACAGTAACTTCTACAAACTCTATACGACCTAAATCATCAGTATCTTCAATAACTATATGGAAGTATACGTCAAGTACATAGCGTTGCTCATACCCTGTATTTACAAGTTTTGGGGCATTGATTACAGGTGCTATCGAGTTGTAAGCTAAACCGTAGGTCTTAAATTTATTTCTCGTAGACTCCTTGTTAAACTTGTGCGCTATTTCAAGGAGTATTTGGTTACTATCAACACCAACCCCAACTAAACGTAAAGTCACCTTCCACAGAGTTTTAACAGTGAATAGGTTGGAAGTTCCCCCAACATGTTTTTGTTCACTAGTACCTATCTGCTGCCAGTCTCTAAGTTTAGAAGTTACAAAGTTTTCAGCAGGTTCGTAACCCTCTTGTTCCTCTATAATAACTGGAACTGTTGTAAGAAGGCTAAGAGTCTCCCATATTTGTTCTTGTAAAAGTGAGATATTTATCACTTAGATTTTACCTCACTTCTTATTGAACTCATTAAATTAGGAGTTGAACCGTTTATGCTTCCCCACTGCAAGGGTTTATTATTTTGTTTTCTTGCTGCCCATTTAGGGTCGTTAGGTGGGGAAGTGACAGCCGTTATGTTTTTCTTAAGTTGGGCTTCTAATCGCTTACCAATTAATCCGGCAGCACCTTTAAAAGATGAACCACTTCTTAATGAGGCTTGAACAATCCCATCAACCTGTTTAACCCTTGTCTGAGAAAACATAAAACTGTCGTCCCACTTAGACCAATAGTGTAAATGACTGGCGAGGGTTGGGATATTGAATCTCTCAGATGTGCCGTTGTCACTCCAATGTTCCACATTATCCAACCAGCCAACTTCAACTTGGGTGTTATTAATCTGTTTAATAAGTGCTGATAAGTTTGTATTATCTACGGATACACTAACTTTAATTGCCATTTA